GAATCATGGCTGATGTTATGGCAAAGAGGGCTAGTAAAGAAGCACCTAAAGGAAGGAGGTTTGTCTTGAAATGAAGATTAATGAAAATGAATTGTACTATGCAAATGCGGTAGCCGATCCAAATTGTTCTGCTGACTTTAACGATGGTAGAGCGGCTGTTAAAGAATTGCTAGCTTTTATCCTAGCCTTAAACCAAGAAGTCGAACAACTCAAACAACAAGTTGCTGTTCTCGAAGAACTAGCTCACCCAAAATGAACATATTCATGTGCTCACCTGACCCAAAGCTATGTGCTCAAGCGTTGGATGACAAGCGGTTAAACAAAATGACGGTCGAGACGGGACAAATACTCTCGACTACAATGCATTGGTATAGTGACACGCATGTGTTACCGCCACCGTACAAACGTGCATACCCAAATCATCCATGCTGCGTCTGGGCAAAGCTGCCGGAGAATTACCACTGGCTATGTTTGTATTTGAAAGAACTTGGATTCGAGTATAAGTACAGGTTCGGCAAAGATCATGCTACGTTACAATACATTGATGCATTTAAATCTATTATTCCCGACATCAAAAACGATGGTCCGTCGAACGTAACTAACCCAACTTGTTTTGCACCCGGAGCACCGTTTTCGGGTTCACCAGAGTTCAAATGCCAATGGACATTAAATATCAAATGGACATATGATAAACATACGCCAACTTGGACCAAACGTAACAAACCCGCGTGGACAACTTTTGAGCGGCCGTTAGAAGCCGCGCACCGACACTACAACAAACTAACCAAATGACCAAACCAACTCACGTACTTCCTGTTAATGCATCTGCGCTAAAGATGCTAGTCTGTCCGCAACGATACGCTTTCCGTGTTCAGCACGGCCTAAAGCCGCAAGTTGTTGCCGAAGCTTTGTCTTCCGGTAAAGCCGTACACCAGTTCGCGGAGTACATCGAACAAGGTGACAGGCAATCTGTTGCCGAGATGAAAGTTCGCGCACTAGCTACGACGCTGCCCGATAAGTTCTTTGACATCGCGACGAAATACATGATCATGCGGCAGCGTTTGCCCGATCCGATAGTGATGCCGACTGGAGTTAAAATGGTCGAGTACTTTTTTAACTATCCGTGGATCACGCTGGAACGCAAGCACGCGTTTTACGAAATTCACATCTGCGGTACGATGGATCGCATTTGTTTCAAGGACGGAAAGATTCGGATCATTGACATCAAGACCACAAAGAAACAGAAGGAAGATGAGATCTTCGATGCGTATGCAGCGAGTGTCCAATTTTATTTCTATCAGTGGGTGATCCAAGAGTGGGGCGAGAGCTTGTTCTATTGGGACAAGGAGCTCTTCGCCGCAGTACAAGAAGACAACATTGTAACCCACATTCTTATGTGTCAGGTTTATTCCGGCAAGTGGTTGCTCGGCAATGAGATTTACCATACGCCGACCAAGATGGCGCAATGGAAGAAAGAGTTTCTGCGATCAGTCGAGGCACTGGTAGACAGCCACGATGCACAGCGCGAAGCTCAGGCGGCGGGCAAAATTTACGAGACGCCGCGAACAGGTTTGATCAACGATCAATGCGGGTACTGCGACTATGTTCCGCTGTGTCATGCGCCGGACAAAGCGACGGAGATGCAGAATCTCGCGATGGGATTTGTTTATGATGAGTATAACCCTAGTAAGTTTTAATTATGCTATTCCCCAACATACTAATTATCGGAGAATCGGGACAGGGTAAATCCTTTTCCGCACAATTCCTCCCGCCAGAAACTACAGGCATCCTCAATGTCGAGATGAAGGACATGCCGTTCAACAGTTCGCGATTGTCTCAATTCAAAGAGAACATCCCATGCGATTCTGCTGAGACAACTCGACAAGCACTGGATTACCTAGTCAAGCATCCGGGAATCAACATCATATTCCTCGACTCGCTCAGTATGTACTTTGACTTGTCCGAGCAGGAGAATATCTCAATCGTGAACTCGAAGGATACGCTCGGTCAATGGCGAACGTTTGGCGCAAAGAGTAAAATCTTCCTCCGCACGCTTGCCTGCGCGAACAAGCTTATTATCGCGACGGGACACCAAGAATGGTTAACTGCGCCGACAGAAGAGCCGGGACAGATTGGAAATGTCTCGCAGAGGAGGTTTAAGATCAACGGCAAGCAACTCGAAGGTAAGGTCGAAAGCTCGTTCACGATTGTGCTCGGGGCTAAGGCGCGGACAGTACCCGGTAAGCCGCTTGAACCGATCTACGAGTTCGTCACGCGGACTGATGGTGTCAGCTCGTGTAAATGTCCAATCGACATGCAGCTTCCCGCGATCATGCCTAACGATCTCGGCGCGGTAGTTGCTGCTATTGGTAAGATGAAAGGGATTGATTTCTCAAAACCGTTTGGAGAACAAGGAGTGAAATAATATGACTATAGAAGAACAGGAACAGTATAAGATTGCGGCAGATTGGTATGTGGAAATGGCTGACAAAGGTACTGCGTTTGAAGTAGAGTATCAACATAAAGGTAGCCTGACGGGTAAGTGGTTTGCAAATCCACCTACTTGGGATTTTGCCAACTTTATTTACCGCCGCAAACCCTCACCCAAATTAATCCCTTGGGAAATTAATGACATCAATAATGAAATCGCCAGTGCTTGGTTTCGACATGGATTAAATGGCACGTCAGTAGGCATAAAAGCAATTCATTTTAATGAACTTGGATTTTTCTTTATATACGGTGGGCGACTTGTCGAAGGAAGAGAGGTTCCTTTTGTGACTCGACTAGCGTTCAAACAGCTTTGCATGGATGGTTGGATGTACTCGCATGACAAGTTCTTTAACTGGAGACCTTGTGGAAAGTTTGTGGTATGAACCTACTTCAAACAACAGCTCTATGTTTTCTAGCGGGACTTTCAGTAATTGTTTTACTGACATTTATCGCAGTACTTTGCGGATACCTAGATGAATTTCTAGATGATGAACTATGACACCAACCTACTCCGACCACAAGCATCCGCCGATCAAACACAAACGAGACCTTTCTCGTAATCCTGGGACCAATCTTGGCAAGCAGCCTGCTTCCATACCCACACAACCTCCTGAACAGGTTGACACTAATTTGCCTGAAGAAACAAAACAACAAACACAAAACACAAAGTAACATATGGAACTCAATAAAACAACGGGCTTCGTCCCAACTGCTGGATTCACTCCCTCTGCTGGATTTACTCCCAGCGCAACGCCGGGCTTTGCTCCGGTTGCTCATAATACGCAGGCTGAGAAACCTCCAATTACCGAGGAGTCGGTCGTGTCGATTGGTGATGGTTCAGTTGATGCCGGATTCATTCCGAACGGAATCTATGCGTTTAAAGTTAAGGAAGTCAAGCATGGCGTTAACCGTAAGGGAAATCTTATGGACACCATTCAGTTGGAACTGCTCTCGCCTGCAACCAAGCAGCATGGCTCACAGACTATTGACTGTGCAGGACGTATCGCAACGTGGTACATCAGCTATCCTGATGACAAGCGTGTTAAGGAAGCTGCTGGGCACCTTCGTACGTTTGGGTTTACTTTGCAGGATCCTACTCCAGTTAAAGAGGTTCGTGCAAAATTCAAGTCTCTTGAAGGCTTCATGATCCAAGGTACGATCAAGGCTGAACAGCGGTTTGAACAAGAGTCGCAGACCGACGAACAGATCGCAGCGGGTGAAGAGCCCAAGAATTTGCTCGGACCTGACGGAAAAGCTATTTCGTCTGGCTGGACGATTAACTTCAAGCAGCCGGTCGGGCGAGCAATCGCGATGCAGAAGTAACTGATGAACACGAGAAGAGGGCTGGGCAACTGGTCCTCTTTTCTTTTCAGGAGTTAGTTCAATTAAAACATTATGTATCTATTCTTAGACTTCGAGACAACGGGATTCCCGAATGGACAACTCGACCCGCGACACAAAGATCAAGCACGGATTGTGCAAGTCGGGTTGATCCTTACCGATCCACAACTATTTCCTGTGTATCAATGGGAACGACTTGTGCAGATTGAAGATGGTGAAATGCATGAGGGTGCGGAAAGGATTCACGGGATTAGCAAACAGTTTGCAAATGTTCATGGTAAACCGCCGCGACAGGTTTTTGAGGCCTTGTCACACTTGATCAACGGTTACGGCGCGTCACATTTGATCGGGCACAACTTGAAGTTTGAGTTGGCTATGCTCGATTTGCTTGCAAAACAAGTCGGCGGAGAGTTTACTCTGTCGACACTTACGCCTCATTGCACTATGGAAATAGGAACTCCGTTTTGTGGATTGCTCAAGAACAATGGTCAGCCAAAACCTCCCAAGCTTATGGAGTTGTTCCATAAATGTTTCCCGGGAAGACCTAATCCATTCTTCCATTCGGCTCTAGCTGATGCTCGAACGGCAATGGAATGTTACGGAAAACTTATCGCGGAAGGACTTGTGAAATGAATCCCGGGGAATTGAGTCTTAAAGATCCATACGCGCAGGCATGGCAATGTTTGCCTGATGATATTGAGGAAGTGAAGAGGTTGATTGATAGTGGGTATAAGAAGGAAGTGGGTTTTCTACCGGCGAGTGTTGTTTATGTTACAATAGGTTCAGATTATGAAGTGCTGGATTTTGGTTGTGGAATCGGTAGGAATGTTAGTTGGATGTATCATAGCGGAGCTGATGTTACTGGTTATGATAACATAACTATGTTGGAGAAGATGTCTCCAGAAACTCAGCGACTATACAAAAGATTGTACCGATTTGAGAGTTGGGATAAAATCTGCAAGCGAAAGTTTGATCTGATATTTGCCTCGCTGGTGCTTCAGCACATGTCCGAAAAAGTACTGCGCGGGTATCTGGAGGACTTTGTGAAAATATCCAAGGAACTTCACATCCTCTCCCGCTGGTATATCGATGAGGATTACAAACTCATCTGGCCGATTTTGAAGGACTATTATAATTGCAAAGCACTACACATGCACACAGACGAGAATGTCTTGTTTGCTAAAACCGCGCCGGAAAATCAACTCCACTTTGAAGCAGTATTAACACCTAAATAATTATGAGCAAAGCAGCAGAAATTAGCAGACTAATCCAAAAAGCTATCGTGCACATGGGTCGCGGCGAGGTGCCTAAAGACCAAGTGACGACGGAAAACAAAACGTATCTCAGGAGATTCCGCGACGGAGAAATCGCGATCTATTCGGACCTCGGAAAACAAATCGCGACATGTTTCTCGGACTGGATTCGTTCACCGCAGTTCGAGAACAATCCGGGATACGACGCACATATCCGATTGTTCAACTTGTTTGTGAAACTCCTTGGGCAAAACGCGGAGGAGAAAAAATCGGAGATCGTCGAAGCAGATCCACTCGATGAAGGTAAGCCTACGTTAAACGCGCAAGTCGAGTTGAAAGAGTTTGGTGAACTCTCGACTGGACCTGATCCTGCTGTTGTAAATGCAGGACTCGCGGCACTGGTCGCACAAGCAAAGCCGGAGCAACTTCCTCCCGGAACAAAGCTCTCGCCCGTGTTTCTTAACACAAAAGAATTGACTGGGGAATGAACCTAGAACAACTACCCGATAGCTACAACGGCGTGCTGATTTATCTACCCGCCTATTCACGTTTCGACAAAGCTAATGGGCAGTTATTTGTTGGGCGCGCGAGGACTTTTTGTGGTGAGGTTCTCGCGCGGTACGGTTACTCGATAGACGATTGTTGCATTAGGCATGTCGATGATCTCGCGAAAGGGTTTCCTGGCGGGACACAATTTGTGATATGTCAGGGCGAGGAATGCCTGAACCGAATCTCGGGCGAAAAAGGTCTCGACGCGCATGCCGGTTTTGTGCGAGAACTGAATGGGATTCCTTATGTCTTCACCTATTGGGCACAGGATTGTGTCGATGTCAAGGACGAGGAAACTTCAGAAGAAGATGAAGCCGAGGATGCGAGTTCGTCAGGCAAAGATTCCGCTCCTACCGCGCGGGCAAATTATCGCTTCTGGTTTGCGCAAGATATCGACAAAATGCTCTCGGGGCGTTACAAATCCGTAACAGTTCCTCATCTTGGACTTGTCCAACTTAACACGCAAGACGCGGTTGACTATCTTAACTCCATAACCAATGACTATCTTTATCTCGACATTGAAACTCATCCGCCAACCAATACAATTCAGTGCTTCAGCTTCTGCGACAGTACTAGGGGCGTTGCAACGGTGCTTAACTACGATTACCGAGGCAACGCTGGGTGCGACAATCCGATCGTCATGGCGGCTTTGGCTAAGGCTATTGCTCGTAACATTGTGGTCATTCATAATTCTATGTTTGATCTTTTGTTTCTTGCTGCTTACCACGGTATGCCTTTTGGTCGGCGGAATTGGGACACTATGCTCGTGCAGCATCGACTACATCTTGAAATCGAAAAATCTCTAGCTCATGCAATCAGACTCTTTGTCAACGCACCTTATCACAAGGGAGACTACTCATCATATACTCCCTATAACTATCGGCAGCAAATGGAGCTGCTTCTTTATAACGCGAAGGACGTACAAACTCTACGTGCCGTACACAAAGTTCAACTTGGGATTTACGAGACTGACGTTAGAACCCGTGTCACAATCCAGCAAGCCGACGATCTTGTGTACTTATATTCACTTATGTCTCTTCAAGGAATTGGCGTGGACATGGTACGGGTCAAAGCGATCCGTGATCACAATGATGAGGTCCTCGTTCAACTGCGAAGAATACTCCGACTCCTCGTTGGGAATGAGATTAATCCATCAAGTCCCCAGCAGCTTGTCGAATATTTTCATAAGCGTCTTGGGTATACACCGGTAGAGAAGACAGCCCAAGGAGAACCAAGTTTAGAAGCGGATTGTCTGTACAAGTTATTGATCGAGACGGGAAATCCGGTGATTAAAGTTGTTTTGCTCGCGCGAAAGATCGCGAAGCAGAATGGAATGTTGAAGTTCAAATGGATGGCTTTGAAGAGAAAGAGAGTGGCGTGAAAACCGAAAAACTAAACGTACCGAAAAGTAGAAAGCTAGTGTCTGATCCCGAGATTCGGGACAGTCTGATGTTGCCGATGGATTATGATGAAGCGAAGTTGCAACTGCCGGTGTATATACAGCCGAAGCTAAATGGTATTTTTGCTATATGGCACGCAGGCAAACAGGGGTTGTACACGAAGGATGGAAAGCGTTGGCGAGATTGGTTGCCTGAGCATCTAGGTCTCGTCGGGGTTAAGGATACACTTGCAATGGAGTTGTATAACCACGGCATGAGTTTGCAGGAAATCAGCTCGGCGATTGGCGTGAATAATCTGGAGAAGCCTGAGGCCGCGAATCAAATTTTTGGGTTCGTTTTTGACACTATTCGACCGGGAAGTTTCGATGAGCGGATCGAGTATCTGGAGGATCGTTGTGGTTACTTGCGAAGGTTTCCCCAGATAAAACCGGTCTCACTTTGCTACACAAGCACCCTTTCAAATCTTAACGAACGCCTCGAAATCAATCGCAACTCTGGTTATGAGGGTTCGATTATTCGCTACAAAGATGGGCAATACACGCCCGGCAAATCTTGGCTGTGCATGAAGCAGAAGAACTGGAGGGACGCGGAGGTTGATGTGATCGGGTTGACCGAGGGTGAAGGTAAGTCAGCGAACAATGTTGGGAGCATGCAAGTTCGCTCAGCGGAAGGTAAAGAATTTACTGTCGGGACGTTTCGTATTTCGTACGCCGACAGGAAAAAAATGTGGCTCGCGGGCAAACCTTACCCAAGAGTCAAAGTGCAGTGGTTAAATGATTCAGCGGATGGAATTCCGCTGAACACAAGTGTAACGCAGGTATTGGAGGATTAAGATTATGTATAATTGTACTCGCTGTGGTTGCTTAACAAGCAATGAATCAAGATTATGTGATTCTTGTTCAAAGTATATAAGTGGACTTAGGGCGGAAGCTCAATATAACATGGTTACACAATCTATTGGTTTAGCTGGATTAAAAGCAGACAAACCCAACCTCGACAGTATCAACTCGCCCGCCCACTACACTTCTCATCCCTCTGGGATTGAGTGTATTCAAGTCACACGACATTTTCCGTTTGCAGTTGGGAATGTGATTAAGTACCTGTGGCGAGAGGGTTTAAAGAAATCTAACAAGGAAGATGCGCTGAAGGCTCATTGGTATCTTCAGGATTGGTTGATGAAACATCATGGATGCACAAAAGAGGAACTTACACCAAAGGAGCACAAATGAGTAAGTTTGACTGGAAAGACTACGAAGACCCCTGGTTTAAGTTCTTACCCTCGATCCAAGAGTTCAGGCTGCAAGCAAAGATAAACAAGATGACCCGCCAGCAACTAATCAAGCACATCGAGAAACAGCTTGCGCGCGCCGCAGCAGTTGAGGATGCGCAGCTTGCTATACTGCTATCGCGTAATACTTTGCGCGCGTGGCAGTCTTTGTTTTCAGGTAAACCTTTTACCTATCCTGCAAACATGGGCGACACGCAGCGCAAGACCAAGGAGCACAAATGAACCTAGACAAACTGGCATCATTTACCAAACCTAAACTTAAGCAGATATTAATTCGGTGTAGTAATCTAAACGATCTGGGCAAAAACTCTGGCACATATATATCAATATGGATGTACGCTAAACTTTACCAGCAAGGTAATTTTATCGGTACAACCCGTCACATGGAAATAGCTTGGAATAAATTTAAGAGCATTCATAAATGAACATACTACTTGGGAACCTATTCAAAATGAAACCAACCAAACTACAACGACTCAAGCGTAACACAAGCTGGCGATGGTTTAAGTTAAAGAACAAGGTGCGGGTGTTCTTTGGATTCAAACCGATTGTGGTAATGTACCAAGCTGAATTGAGTTTTGGTATG